CTATACCGGCACCGTGGGGAATATGTTTGCTGGGGATGAATATGATATGGATGAGCGCATCGCTGAAAAGCTGATTGCGCGTGGATTTGCGGAGCCAGTCAAAAAGGCAGGCCGCCCGAAAAAGAAGCTATTTGATCGCGCCGCAGATGTTGGCGAAATCGAAACGCCAGAGGATGCCTAATGGCTGTTGAATCTGCCGATGACCGCGCCGTGTTTGTTGATGTCGATGACTTTGGATCGGCAGCAACCTATACGCCATCTGGCGGTTCTGCCAGCACGGTCAACGGCATTTTCGACAACGACTTCATCGAAGTCGACGCAGGCGGCGGCGTAGGTGTGGCATTTCAGCAGCCGCGCTTTCATTGCCGCACTGCTGACGTTTCAAGCGCCGCTGAGGGCGATGCTTTGGTTGTGGGCGGGGTAAACTACACCATCCGCATCGTGCAGGATGACGGCACCGGAATGACGATGCTGGTATTGGAAAAAGATTAATGGCGCACGTCCGTCAACAGATACGCGATGCAATCGTGACCGCGTTGACAGGGTTGACAACGACCGGGACCAACGTGTTTCGGTCGCGCATCTATCCGCTGGAAAACAGCAAGCTGCCGGGGCTTTGCATTTTTACACGGTCAGAAGCCGTGGAATTTGATACATTAACAATGGCGCGGTCGATTAACCGTGTTCTGGAAGTCAGTGTGGAGGCATATGTCAGTGCGACTGCTAACTATGATAACACGCTGGACACTATTGCCGTTCAAGTCGAGGAGGCTTTGGCGGCAGATGTGACGCTGGGCAGCAAGTCGAAAGATTTGCAAGTCACAGCGTTTGAAGTTGATTTTTCGGGTGACGGCGAACAGCCTGTTGCCGTGGGTCGCTTCACCGTGTCGGTGCAATATCGCACCGCCGAAAATGATGTTGAAACTGCCGCCTAAAAGGAGATCAAAATGGCAACTTTCAAAGGTAACGAAGGCACGGTGTTGAGCGGATCAAACGCTGTTGCCGAAATCCGCAGCTTTAGCGTTAGCGAAACTGCTGATGTGATTGAAGACACAGTGATGGGCGATTCGGCGAAATCCTACGTCGCCAGCTTTAAGGACGCGACCGCAACGGTTGAGTGCTATTTCGATGATACTGACAGCAATGGCCAAGCGACCTTTGATGTCGGCGCATCCGTTACTGTGAATTTCCAGATGGAAGGTAACACCAGCGGCGATCACAAGCTATCTGGCACCGCGCTGATCACCGGCAAGGATGTCAGTGTTGCTGCTGATGGTATGGTCGAGGCGACCTATTCAATGCAGATCACGGGCGGTCTGACTGAGGGCACGGTTAGCTAATGTCGAATGAATCTATTGCTAGTCAACTTGCCAAGGCTAGGAAAGATCATCAGCAACAGCGCATCATCGAGGTTCCAGAGTGGACCATCGATGGTGTGCCGCTGAAGATTTACGTCTATCCATTGACCGCTGGTGATCTGGTGAAGCTAGAGCGCAAGCATAAAGATTTTATGCAGCGGCAGACGATGGAAAGCATGATTGATCTGATCATCCTCAAGGCTGGCGATGCTGATGGAAATCGGCTTTTCACCTTGGCAGATAAAACGCATTTATCGGATGAGCCGCTTGAGGTTGTTTCGACCGTTGCGGCGCAAATGTTTGGCCAGATTGATAGCGTCGAGGATGCGGAAAAAAACTAAAGGACGATCCGTTTCGGTTCAATGTTATGGCCCTAGCGGATCGCTTACACAAAACGCAGCCAGAGATCGAAGACTTAACAGTGTCTGAAATCAACGAGTGGTTCGCATATTTTAGGATCGTGCAGGATGGCAAATCAAAATCTTAAAATTTCCATCGGCGCAATCGACAACACCAGAAGGGCTTTCGCATCTGTATCGCGCGGCCTAAACGCAATCCGAAAATCTCTTTTTAACTTCAAGACCGGGATCGCGGCTGCGCTTGGTGCTGGCGGTCTTGGCTTGCTTGTCAAAAATTCATTGGACGGCATCGACAAGATCAGCAAGCTATCGCGCACGCTGGGCATATCTGTCGAGGATTTGCGAAAATTAGAATTAGCGGCGAATCTATCGGGCGTGGAATTGAACACGCTGGCCCGTGGTGTGCGAACCTTAAACAAGGGGATGGTTGATTTTGCCCGTGAAGGAACCGGCGAAGCTGCTGACGCATTCGAAACGCTAGGCATCACCGCCGATGACATCAATGCGGTAATGGGCGATCAATTCAAGGTTCTGGAACTGGTCGCAAAGCGCTTGGATGAAGTCGAAAACAGCGCGGTCAGATCATCTGTCGCGCAAGAATTATTCGGTGGTCGCGCTTCTGAGTTGCTACTTGTTCTGGAAAACGGCGGCAAAGAACTTGCCAAGATATCCAAAGAGGCCAAGACGTTTGGCCTGATACTTAGCACGCAGGCAGCACAGGGCGTCGAAGAGGCCAACGATAGCGTCACGCGCCTATTTTCTGTCTTTAAGGGTTTAACTGATACCATCACAGCGGCGCTGGCACCGGCCATCACGCATCTGGCGAATCTTGTGCAGGGCAAGCTGATCAATGCGATGGGCGGCGGCGAAAACGCTGTCAGTAATTTTGGCAAGCGCATCGCTGGCAGCATCATTGATGCGGTCGAGCAAAGCGTGCAGGCGTTTGTCGTGTTCATCAACGAAACCGGAAAGATGATCGATGGTATCCGTGAAAAGATACATCAGTTTCAGCGGTTCCTTGGGTCGGACGTAACGCCGGAAGAATACGCAGAAAGAGTCGGCAAAATTAAAAGCGCTCTTGAAGGTTTTGCACAAGCGACTGCGAAAAGCGCAAAATTCAAAGGCTTTTTTGATTCTGTCCGCGATGAATTAGACGACCTAACTAGTGGTGCAGTTTTAAGTGCCGCTGAGATTAATGTCCTAAGAGTCAACATTTCAAGGCTGGCATCAGAATTTAACGTGCCATCGGCTTTGATTGCTGGGATAAATACGCAGCTAGGTGACTTAGCAAACAAGTCTGACAATCTTGGCGAGTCGTTCAAGCCACTATTTAGCGAAATCAGTATTGGCACAGAGGTGTTCGATGAATTAAGAGCAGCGATGAACCAAGCGCCGCCAGTCATTGAAGAAACCGGCAATCAGGCGAAAAGGGCAACGCCGAAGGTTCTGGGCCTTGTTGAAGCTGCGGCGCAAGCATCTTTGCAGATGAAAGAAATGCAGCGCAGTGTTTTTGGCGCGACCGTTCCGTTCCACGTTTTGCAGGACAACATTGATCAGACAGATTCTTTCTTTGTGGCGGCAAATGACAATATAAAGGCCACAACAAGATCAATCGCTGATCTTGCTGCTGAGTTTGAAAAGATCGATGCGCCGATGCAAGAGGCACGGGAGTCTTTGGAAAAAGTCGGCATGACTATGGATGAAGTCAAAATGCGCGGGATTGATAGGCTGGAGGATGCGCTGGTTGGCCTTGTCACCGGCACTAAATCAGCCAGCCAAGCCTTCAAAGATATGGCGCGGTCGATCCTTGCTGATCTTGCCCGGATTATGATCCAGCAACAGATCACGCTGCCGCTTGCTCAAGCTATGGGTTTCAATGTGGCTGGCGCACGCGCTATGGGTGGCCCGGTTACGGCTGGCCGTCCTTATCTTGTCGGTGAAAAGGGGCCAGAGATTGTGGTTCCGGGCCGCAATAGTGCAGTCGTCCCGAACAATCAAATGGGCGGCGGCGGTGTGACGGTCAACCAGACCATCAATCTGTCGACAGGCGTCAGCGATACAGTACGCGCCGAAGTCCTGAACATGCTGCCGCAAATCCAAAACGCAACGACGGCGGCGGTACTAGACACACGCAGACGCGGTGGCGGTTTCGCCACGGCATTCGGGGGCTGATATGGCTGAGAGTTATCCGCTGGCATTTCCGACGCAGACCGGCATCGCACAAGTGCAACTTGTCGCCAGCGACACTGTATCGGTCACAGAAAGCCCTTTCACGCTATCACAGCAAGTGGTTCGGCACGCAGGGGCCAGATGGTCCGCGACGATCAACATCCCGCCTGTGAAGCGATCTGATGCCGAATACTGGAACAGCTTTCTGCTGCGCCTGCGCGGTCAGTTTGGCACGTTTCTGGTGGGCGACCCTAACGCTGCAACGCCGCGTGGATCAGCCAGCAGCACGCCCGGAACGCCGGTCGTCAACGGCGCATCGCAGACCGGCAGCGACTTGAACATCGATGGCCTGCCAGCATCGGCGACGGGCTATCTGAAGGCTGGCGATTATATCCAGCTTGGCACTGGCGCAACATCGCGTCTGTATAAAGTGCTGGAAGATGTGAACAGCAACGGCAGCGGCGAGGCGACGCTGAACCTATGGCCCGATCTGCGATCCAGTCCCGCCAATGATGCGACGGTTGTGGTTAGCGGGGCAAAGGGCCTTTTCCGGCTGGCGCAAAACGATGCAAGCTGGTCGATCAGCAATGATGGATTCTATGCAATCACCTTTTCTGCGGTGGAAGCATTATGAGTCGGTCAGGTGTTCCATCCGGCTTTTCAGATGCCAGCCTTACTGCGTTCGTTGCTGTTGAACTGGCGTTCGATAGCGGCACAACGCGCCTATGGAACGGTTACGGCGATCTGACTGTTGCCAGCAACACATATACTGGCAGCGGCGATCTGATGTCGATTTCAGCCATTGAAGAAAGCGGCGAGATATCGGCAAAGGGTCTGAATCTGGTTTTGTCTGGTATCCCGTCGTCATTGCTATCGTTGGCGCTGACAGAAAACTATCAGAACCGTAACTGCAAGGTTTACGTCGGCACGATTAGCGGCGGCACCGTCGCCGCATATGAAGCATTCAGTGGGCGAATGGATGTGATGACGCTGCAAGAAAGCGGCGACACTTGCACGATTGCGCTGACAGCAGAAAGCCGCCTGATCGATCTGGAACGTCCGCGCGTCCGCAGATATACAGCCGAAGACCAGAAGCTGATTGATTCGGATGATACCGGCCTTGATTTCATCAATTCGCTGCAAGAGGCGACGTTCGAATGGCGCGCCTAGATGACTGGCCTGACCGCCTAGCAGCGCACGTTGAGGAATGGCGACACAAGCCCTTCAAGTGGGGGCGCTATGATTGCGCTATGTTCTGCGCGTTGGGCGAAAAGGCTATGTGCGGCGATAGCCGGTTCGCTGATTATGTCGGCAACTATGAAAGCCCGAAAGGATCGGTGCGGTTGTTGCGCCGGTTAGGCAATGGCGATCTGGCTGAAAACGTGGCGCAGCGCTTGCCCGAAGTGCCGCCACAGCAAGCCGGTCGCGGTGATGTCGGGCTGATAGACACACCAGACGGTGATGCGTTATCATTGATCATCGGCGATAAAGTCGCCGCGATGGGTAAAGATGGTCTAGTTTTCTTGCCGCGTGATGCGGTCAAACGTGCTTGGAAAGTGTAACCGATGCCGCCAGCAATAGTCGCAGCAGCAGTAACCACGGCAGTCACGGTCGCAACAGTGGCGGCATCAAAAATTACAACCGCTTTTGTTATCGGCACGTTTATCAAAGCGGCGGTGATTAATTTCGCTATACAGGCGCTTTCGCCTAAGCCATCGATCCCAAACATCGGCGGCAGTTTCGCGCAGTCGCATACCGTCACCAGCCGACAATCGAATGCCAGCCGCAAAATCGTTTATGGCGAAACTCGCGTCGGTGGGCCGTTTTCGTTTATTGGGACAAATCCAAGCGAAACGCAGCTTGGCATGATTATTCTACTATCTGTCGGGGAAATAGAAGAAATAACCACAATATTTTTTGACGGTGAGGCTGTGACGCTGGATGGCAGCGGAAAGATCACGGGGCCAACACCGCTGGCGTCTGGAAACGGTTTTATACAAAAATTTACTGGCACATCAAGTCAAGGCACGGCGACAGAAATGACGGTGCCGTTTTCCTATCCCACTACGGCAACGCTTACTGATGTCGCTTATGTGGCGCTAAATTTGGTCAAGGTGGAAGATGATGATTATCCGAACGGTGCGCCGAATGTGTCTGCGCTGGTCAAGGGCCGCAAAGTCTATGACCCGCGCACCAGCAGCACCGCATACAGCAACAACCCGGCGCTGGTCATCAGAGACTATCTGACTGATACCGAATACGGGCTTGGGGTCACATCAAGCGAGATCAACGACACATCTTTCACAGCGGCTGCAAACATCTGCGACGAGGATGTCACGCTGGCCGCTGGCGGCACAGAAAAGCGGTATACTTTCAATGGCGTCGTCGATACTGCCAACACACCGAAAAGCAATCTGGAACAGATGCTGACGTGCCTTGCCGGAACGCTGTATTACAGCAACGGCAAATGGTCGTTGAAGGCTGGCGCGTATGTCACGCCGTCTGTGACGCTGGATGAGGATGATCTGGCAGGGCCATTGCAGATCGATACAGCCATCAGCCGCCGGGATGCTTACAACGCGGTCAAGGGGCAATTCATCAGCCCGGAGAGCAATTATCAGGCGACAGATTATCCACCAATCACCAGCAGCACGTTTGAAACCGAAGACGGTGGGGATCGGGCCTATCTGGATTTTGCCCTGCCATTTACGCAAAGCAGTGCCACAGCGCAGCGGCTGGCCAAGATCGCGCTGTTCAAGAACCGGCAGAAGATATCGGTTGCGGCGAAATTCAAACTGACGGCGTTCCAATTTGAAGTAGGCGACACGCTGATGCTGACCAATAGCCGTCTGGGCTTTTCCAGTAAGGTGTTCGAGGTGCAAAGCTGGGCGCTTAATTTCGGGGCCGACGAGGTTTCAGTCGACTGCCAACTGGTCGAAACGAATAGCGCTGTGTATAGCTGGACCGCTGAAGAGGCGGTATTCCAGCAGGACAACACAACGCTGCCCGATCCGTTCAACCTGACTGCGCCGTCATTTACCGCGACCGATGAGGTGCGTGCGCTGAACCAGACGGCTATATCGGTGCTGATCGTGGATGTGCAGTCGCCGTCGATCTATGCGAAAAACTTTGAAGTGCAGGCCAAGAAAACGACAGAGACAGAATATACATCGATGGGCGTCGGGTCCGGCAATAAGTTTGAACTGCTGGATGTGGAAGATTCTGCGACGTATGACATCCGAGCGCGTATCATCAACCGGCTTGGCGTGCAATCGCCATTCCGCACAGGCCAGCATCAGATCGTCGGCAAGACTGCGCCGCCACAGGATGTCACTAATTTCAGCGTCAACATCATTAATACAGAGGCGCATCTTAGTTGGACGCCGGTCACAGATGCCGATCTGTCGCACTATCACGTCAGGCACGCACGCGAAACAACCGGCGCAACCTACAGCAACAGCATCGATCTAGCGCCGAAGGTATCGCGCCCTGCGAACACGGTGATCGTGCCAGCGATGACCGGCACCTACTTCATCAAGGCGGTCGACAAGCTGGGCAACGCATCCACCAATGCGACCAGCCAAGTCGCCATTATTGAAGAGGTGAAGGGGCTGAACGATGTTGTGACATCAACGCAGCATCCGACATTCCCCGGCACAAAGTCGGGCGTGATTGCGACTGACAACGTGCTGAAGCTGAAATCAGCGATCAACTTCGATGATCTGGCTGGCAACTTCGATGATGCGCCGGGTCTGTTTGATGGTGCTGGCGGCAACACCGGCACAAGCGGCACATATGATTTCGATAACTATATCGATCTTGGCGCAGTCTTCACCAGCCGGGTCACAGCGAATCTGACAGTGCAGCGCCGCGATTATGTTGTTTTGTTCGATAGCCGCGAAGGGTTGTTTGACGATGCGACCGGCACGTTCGATGGTGACGCGCAGGCGTTTGATGACACTAATGTCGAACTGCAAGTCAGCGTCACCAGTGACGATCCAGCCGGATCGCCAAGCTGGTCAGACTTCCGCACGTTCTTTGTCGGGGATTACAAGGCGCGTGCTTTGCGCTTCCGCGCTATCTTGACCAGCACAGATGAGCAAGCCACGCCAGAGGTGACGGCGATGTCGGTGCAAGTCGATATGCCTGACCGTGTTGTGAGCGAAGCTGACATCGCGTCGGGTGCCGGTGCCAAGGCGATCACGTTTTCTCCAGCCTTCAAATTATTGCAGGGCGTCGGCATTGCAGCGCAAAACTTAAACAGCGGCGATTATTATGCTATAACTAGCAAAAGCGCCACGGGATTCACGATTACGTTCTATAACTCCAGCAACGCGGCGGTCGACAGGACGTTTGATTACGTCGCAAAAGGATATGGTGAGGTCGCAGCATGAGCCAACACGATTTAGATATTGCCAATCAGGGATTCCCGGCAACCCGCGCAGACTTGAATCTGGCGCTTAAAGCGTTGGGGTCGTCTAATTCCGGCGCAAGTGCGCCATCGACGACATACGCCAATCAGCTTTGGTATGATACGGCGAACAACATCCTGAAAATCCGAAATGAAGATAATGATGCTTGGATCAGTCTGTTCACGCTGGATCAGACAAACGACAACATCGAAAGCCTGACAATGGATGGCGATATCAATTTCGCTGACGGTGCCAAGGCCGTCTTCGGCGCACAATCGGATTTTACTATCGAACACAATGGCACGAAGACGAAGTTGACAGAAGACGGCACTGGCAACCTAGAAATCCGTGGAACAAACATTGAGTTTTATTCTGGCGATGGCGGCGAAGCACTTGCAAAGTTTATTGATGATGGTGCAGTTGAGCTCTACCATAACAACACAAAACGTATCGAAACTAGCAGCACAGGCGTGGACATCACAGGCGGCTTCACCGCAACTGACGGCTGCACAATTACCACCGCTGATAACGACCCGCAGCTAACTCTTGTATCTACCGACGCTGACGGTTCTCGTGGCCCAGAGTTGTTGCTCTATCGTAACTCTGCCAGCCCTGCTAACAATGATGCTCTAGGGTTTATACGCTGGGACGGTGAAAACGATGCTGGCGCACAGCATGAGTATATTAAATTTGAGGCGACTATTGCCGCTTCTTCCGGTGCAGCATCAGGTGCAGAGCAAGGAAGATTGGACATAAGAACAATGGTCAGCGGCACTGACCGCAGCCGCATAGATATTGATTACGATGGAACTGTAATAAACCAAAGCGCACAAGACTTGGACTTCCGTGTCGAGTCCAACAGTGCAAGCCATATGCTGACGGTAAATGGCGGCGATAATAGGGTCGGTATAAATATTGACCCAACTGATGCGAATGTTGTTTCAACAGGCGGGGAGTCTCTGATTGTTACTGGGGCGGTCGGAATTCGCAGGGACGGCGGCGCTCCTCTTGGTATGAATAGACAAACTAACGACGGTGATCTTATTGTTTTCCGCGCACAAGGAGTTTTAGAAGGCACAATATCCGTATCCGGCACAACCGTTTCATACAATGGTGGTCATCTTTCTCGTTATTCACAGCTTTCTGATAACACAAAAGACACAAGCATCGTCAAAGGCACAGTGATGACCAACCTTGACCAGATGGCGGTATGGCATCACGAGGCAAAAGCAGCCACATATTACACAGAAGATGATGAACTGCCTGACGGCGTATCTGTTGGCGACGAAAAGACACCGGCTGCCGATGCTTATGATGAAGACAACGAGCAGTTGAACTGTATGGCCGTGTCGTCTGTCGAAGGTGACGCAAACGTGGCTGGCGTCTTTGTAAACTGGGACGATGACGACGAGGACTATGCCAACGACATGAACATTGCAATGACGGGAGATATGGTCATCCGCATTGCACAAGGCACCACAGTGGCACGAGGCGACTTGCTGATGAGCGCTGGCGATGGTACTGCCAAGTCGCAGGGCGATGACATTGTTCGCAGCAAGACGATTGCGAAGGTCACTAGCACCACAGTTTCACACACATACGGCGACGGCAGCTATCTTGTGCCGTGCGTCTTGATGGCTTGCTAATGCCCGAAGAGCAGAAAATTTTTGTTGATGTTGCGGCGGGTACAGGCACCGCTGCCGCGATGATGGATGTGGCCCCGAACGCCGTGGCTCTGATCACTGGCGTCTGGGTGCTAATCCGCATCTGGGAAACTGAGACGGTGAAGCGGCTGACGGGGCGCGAGTGATGTGGAAATGGTCAGTATCTTTTGCCTGTATGTGTTTCTAGAGGAAAAGCGCATCAGCGATGATCTATGCTTTCGGTCCATCGATGATTGCCTTTACTA